AGTTCTTAATCTTGATGCTAAATAATTCCAACCAAACTCTGTCGGTAAATGTGTAATCTCATCAAAGCCTATCCAACTGTATGCTTGTCCTTGATAACGATATACATCTGCATCTTTTTCTAAAAATCCAAACTCTATCTTTGCTCCACTTGGAAAGTACCATACTTTTTCTACTTCTTTAAACCTAGCACCTTTAAAGGCTTTAGGATAAATCTCACGAGCTTTATCAATAAGCTCTCGTAGTTCCGGCATTGTTCTTCTTAAAATTAAAGCTCTGTGTTCTTTAACATGACAATACCTTAAAGGATCTATTAACATGGCAAAACTTTTTCCACCACCTGCAGCACCTCCGTAGAGTACATCCTTTTCACCTGCTGCTAAGAAATCTGTTTGTGGACCTTCATTAGCCATGAAAGAAATAGAATCACCTGTTTCATCTATGTGCTTCTGTATAATATTAGGAAGTGTTGTTAAATCTTTTTCTGAAACAATACTACTATTATCTAATCCACTAACTTTCTTTAATGTTTCTTCAGTTCTTTTTAAGTGTTCTTTTTTATTACTAAGCTTAGTCTCTAATTTTTTAATCGTCTTTTGTTTATTCTTTAACGATCTTGTAGCTTGTTGTTTAGCTTTTGTAGAACTGTGAAAAGCATAATTACTTTTGCTTCCTTTTGGTCTTCCTACTTTCTTTCTTGGAGTTCCGTCTTTCTTTAGTATAAAGCTTCCTTCAGGATCTGTCAAGTAAAGATTTGGATTTATTTCCCAATCGTTCTTCATATTTTTTATCTACAAGTTTCTTTAATCCCATACGAGATAGGGTTCTGTTTGTTTGAAATTCTAAAAGCTCTGTTCCTTCTGCTAGACTAATAGATTTATTATGTACCAGTTCTGTTATAGTATCTAAAGCTTTTATTTGAATATCTACAGGTTTTAAAAATCCTTTGGTTTCTTCGTCTACTTCATAACCAAAAGGAATAGTAGAACTTTTTCTACGTATATATCCTTCAGGAGCGCTTAACATTTTTATTTGCCATTATTTTTTTATTTATTTGTTCTTGTTCGTTTAAGTAATTTATTAAACCTTGATTGATTCTTGTTGTAGGATCACGTTGTATGACTAGACTTTCCCATTCTTTTTTTCGCCAAATCTTTGTCATTGTTTCCATACCAGTTTAATTCCTCTACGTTCTAGTTCTTTTAAGACTTTATGCTTTTTCTTAGAAGTAGAGTTGCTCCCGTTTAAGTAATCTATTAATTCTTTCTTGGGCATTGCTTTCATATAATAACGTGCTGTTGTGACTTTACCTGTATGCCTGTTATATTTCTTTTCGTTAGGTTTAAATTTGGTTGGCATTATCAGTCAAAACAAATACAAGGTCTTCTACCACAAGAATCACAATGTTCAATCTTAGTTATCTTTCTTTCGTTTGTTTGTTGTTGTACTTTACGCATTGTAGGCTCTAGAGCATTACAGAATATAAAAGGAAAGATAGCGTGGGTAGTCATACAACCTATGAGTCTTATAAACTTATAGATTATTTTAAAAGCATAAGCCATATGCTCAAAGTAAGTCTCATCAACTTCTTGTAGATGTTTCCAGTTCAGCATATTTATTTTTTAACCACCTTGTGTATGTATTATAGTAATCTTCAAAAGTTTCAAAAGGTTCTTGTCCATGTTCTTTTCTCTCATGGCAGTTGGAATCATATAGTCTCATACAATAACTTAGAAACTCTTCACTATTCTGATTCGACATCTACTACCTCTGCATCTATAACTATTGCTTCTTTCTCTGGCATGATAAATATCCCGCCTGCTACTTTATGGTTAATGTCTAACTTTTCAGTCTTGGCAATACCTACACGATCTAATATTGTTTGCGCTGCTTGTAATTTATTTGTTGCTTGCGGAATAGGCGCATCAGCATTCATTATATCTAATAGTTTAAAGGCTGCTTGTGGCGCAGCTTGCGCAAGAACATTCGTTGTAAGGTCTAATACTTCATCTTTTAAAGCTTTTAAGACTTGATAATGATTGCCTGCATAGCCTGCTAACTCAGCAGACTTCCTTGAATCTCCTCCAGTAGTTACTAGATTATCTAAGAAACTCTGTTGTTTAGGAGTTAATTCTTTCTTTTTGTTGAGGGAGTTTAGTAAACCAGTCATAGATCTAGTTTACAGCTATCTGTTGTTTTGTCAAGTAATAAATTAACTATTGACAGAATTGATTATTGACTGTACAATGAACCTTGTCCCCCCCCAAGGTTGATAGTGCCTACCAGTCATGGTGGTCTATTAGTCTATTAAGTTCGGGGAAACTGGTTTACACCTTATTTTCATAATTACATTCAAGCACTACATATATACGGTAGGTGGGGGGTATGGCATCCTGCATGGGGTGGTTGACTACAAGATCTTCCGCGTCTGACAAGTGGAGAATCTCTATAAATATAACCCCCCTCCCACAATGCCCTATTCTAGTCGAGACTTGTCAAGCTCAATAGACTACAGATCGAATCACAACACTTAACCGCTTAGTACTTCTAAGAGAATAGCGCATAAGCTTGTAAAGGTTCGTTAGTCTACATCTTATTTCCTCATATACTAGGTAGCCTTGTATCTATTGCATCTTCTAACGGCATTTAGTCTCACCGTTTGCTTTGCCTGCAAATTTATATAAACTCAACCAATCTGCTTAGACTCCTAAGTTGCCAAGAAGGACCTTTACAGCTCACTTCGGCTACTTATGTCGATATGGTGTCGCTATACATGTGTTCCTTTATTCAGGTTTATGAGAAGAAAGCCAAAGATTTTCCCACTCCCCTTAGGGTGAGAGCGGAAAAATCTTCCAAACTCATAAACTTAACAAATAAAGGCAGAAAACACATGGCTACAACATTCGACATCAAAAAAGTACCCGAAGCAACCCGTAAAGGTCCGGCAACTTGGAATCAAATCAGAGGATTGAGTTTCAAATTTGCAAGCAAGACAAACGGCAACACTAACTACCGAGAAGCTAAACAGATACAAGGCTGTCTCTATAATGAGAAAAAAGAAGGCAGACTAACTTACAGCCAAGCTCATACGCTATTCTCTAAGAAGACTTTACCGGCTAAGTATCGCAATTCGATCCAAGACTATGTGGCTCAACAAGACCAGAACTAGATAGGATCACCGAGTTAGGGGGGATGACATTGAGATTCTCCCCTTCTCTTATGCTACAGATCTCTTCGTCAACCACCCTCAAATTATGCGCTAAGAAGCGCTTCAATTTTATTTAGCAGGCTTTGAAAACCCCCCAAAAATTTAGATTCGAAATTGATAGACTATTTAAAACTCGAAGACTCGAACTTGAGCTGTCAATTTAGAATCTCAAATTTTCAAAAGATGGCGCGTATTATTGAGGGCATCTCTATATAACTATAAGTTATATTCACAGTATATTCACAGCTTATACAGACTTATAAACAGTTTATCCACAGGTATATAACCAAAAAGAATATGTAAAAAGTATAGATACAAACCTACATAGTTAAATAATCTTTTAAGAGGTTGCGCAAAATGTATATATACATCTATTAGAGTTGGACTGATCTTTTTTGTATATATTGTTCTTACTAAGTTTTAAACCCCTTGACTTTTTTTGACCGAGCGGTTAGACTTGTGAGGCTTCGGCAACAAACCGAACCATAAAAACTTAACAAACGAGGAAATATTATGATGTTATTAACAGGCTACGCTAGTAAAAAAGAACTTAAAAAATGTATCGGTAAACCTTTACAATTTTTAGAAACTTCAGCATTTGGTGCTGAATATAAATCAACAGGTTCATTTGTAGGAGCAAGAAGCCCACATCTATTAGGCGGTGGTAGAGAATTTTTTGCTAAAATAACTATGAAAGATGACTTAATTGCAGAGGTAAAATAGTGGATATAGATATTGTCGGTGGACATATACACATTTCAAAAAATGGTAAGACTTATGAAGAAGGCTATGCAAAGAATGATAACTCTTTAGATTTTGGTGCTGAAACACCGCAATCATGTAGCGAATGTGATTCAGACCTTATCGAATTTATAACTCCTACCACAATCTATACAGCTTACTGTCAAAATTGTGATATTAATTATGGGGAATCATCATGAGATCTGTTAAAGAACAAGACAGCGAACAACTGTTTAATAGTTATCAACAAGCATTAAATTCCCTTAGAAAACAAGGGTTTAGGTATAAACAATCCTTCTCTATCAAAGAAGATAAAATGTCTATCTATACAAAAGGTAGACGATCTAAAGTTTTAACTGTTAGATACACACAATATATCGGTGCAGAATGGGTTATAAGATCGTGGTAAGTAGACCTGCGCAAAAAGTATTAATAATACTATTTAAGTTATGTTGGGTTTATTACTATATATTGTTCGTATAGAGTTTTAAACCCATTGACTTTTTTCGGTGGATTTGCTATACTTACGGGACGGCAAAGAAAACATGATTATTTTAAATTTTCCTTTAATGTTAAGTTAAAGAATATGTAGAGATATAAAACTAAGATGTATCTTTTTTATATCGGGTTGGTGGTGGGCACAAAATAACTAGGTACTTCAGTTGAAATACTATAACAGACAAGGCAGATACAGCGGAGTTAAAGGTACTGCACCTAGTTAAAATTTCGATAGGCTTAAGAACAGTTGCCTTTATTATACTGTTCAAAATTAAAGAGAGAGAAAAACTATGAGTAGAATTACTTATACAAAGAAAGGAAACATCAAAGATGATGTAGACTTAACTAAACCAATCGCTTCCGCACCATTGTTTGTTAGAACATTGTGGGCAATCGGAAATACAGTTGGTTTTAATCAAATCAAGCGCAATGCTAAAAAGAGCAGAGGTTATAGTATCAACAAAGGTACTACTTACACCGCTTTTAACTTTGGCAAATGGGTTGCTTATAGACGAAATGATAATCCACTCAGAGACATATGGTATAAAAGAACCAATGTCGAAGGTGAATATCAAATCACACCTGTAAGTCATACTAACACTACTATGCAGATGATTCGTATTCCTGCAAGGTTGGTGTAATATGCCACAGCTTAGAAAATTTGAAATAGATTCAATCGTTGACGCTATTTGTACTAAAATAATTAGTGGTTCAGAAGATACGAAAGCTATTCTATATGAAACAATAGAATATAAAAGTATTGATTCTAATGTTCAACGAGCTATAATCTTGAAAGATAAAGTTGATGAAGCGCAAAATCTTTTAGATGATCTTACTAAAGAGATTTCTCATAGTATAGATTCTTTTAATAGAGAAATATGCAGTAAGGCTTTTCAATTAGAGCAATATAATTCTTATAGCTATAGAAATAGTCGAACAACTATGCCTCTTATTAAGCTTAATCTTAATGGTTATCACTCAGCCTATGAAGATGTCTTTAGTAAAGTAGCTTTTGCTTTACTACCTAAAGATGCTACAGAGAATCTTGAACAAATCAAAACAGATATAGCTTCTGAATATTTAGAAAACAGCTAAACAATAATAGTAAGGGTTTGGTAAGAAAAGGAAGCCAACATAAATTCATTCCTGCCACTCTACCCATGAGGTGCTAAACGAGTTATAAACAGTTCCTTACAAGCGCACAGACTTTGCTAGTAATTTAAGCTGTGGGTAAACAAATCAAACTAGTATAAGGTGATTGTAGAAGTATTTACCATCATTGATGGCGTAGCAATCAAAGCCTTAAGTCTTCCTAACAATGAGATGTATGGGTTGTTAGATGACTATAAAAGCGCACATACTGCTGTAGACAGACAGGGTAAAGACCGATGGTTATGTTGCTGTTGGAGGAGTTGGTAGTTATCTTCGGAACTACAAAACTACCAGTAGCTAGTGCGAGGATTGATAGGGAAATTAGCAGTTAATGAACTATCCTTAAATGTTAATCCAACTGCCCACTAACTACTACAGTTTCTATAGGCTCACAGCGATTGCCTTTATAATATTGCTACCATTAGAGAGGGTATAATTATGGACGGATTAAGTCTATTCTATGTCAAAGAAGTTATTACTTCTGACACAAGGGATCTATATGAAGATAGTTCCAAACCAACCGCAGTTAAGAAGTTTGTTTTTAGAAAAGAAAACGGAACGGACTTAACTGTTGCTTGTTTTATAAAAGACAAGGACAATTTTAAATTAATTAACAAGGGGGATCTATGAATAATAGAGCAGAAGTCCTAGCAAATCTAGGCGATTATGGTAGTGCTGATTTTTCAGTACGCAGAGAACCATTACTTAGTCTGAGACATGGGATAAGTCCAATTGATGGTGCTTATACAGACTTTACTGATATAAATTCTCATGTTGCATTGGTGCGTGAAGATACTAATAAAGTATTGAGTGTGGTTGGTAAAGGCTATAAACCTGTCAATCATGTTGACGCATTTAAAACAGCAGAGAATGTTATTAAGCTATCAGATTTAGATGTCACAGGTATTGAAAGAGAAACAGCCTGTTCACATGATGGTGCTAGAGCATACAGTATCTATACTTTACCTGCTCATACAGTTAGTATCGGTGAAGGTACTGGAGATCAAGTAGCATTAACTATATCAGCACGAAATAGTTTTGATGGTTCATGGTCGTTTGTAGTTGAGGTTGGTGGTAAAAGATTCATCTGTTTAAATATGCAGGTGTTTGCTAATAACTTTGGAATCCACAAATCTAAACACACTAAAGGTCTAAACTTAAATCAAATTGCTGATAAGTTATCGGAGTCTGTTAGATTCTATAATGATGAAACAGATTTATGGCAAGAGATGGTTGATACTAGCATAGATAATACTGATGCTATGTCTATTATGGCTCATTTGGCTCAAGCTAAAACAGTTGACAGTCATATAGCAAGTGGATTTGACCATGAAATTATATTGAATGAACCTGATGTTAAGAGAAACAAAACGCTTGGTGATCTATGGTACTACTGGAACTGTAATCGTGGAGAACTAGGAAGTACAGCGTGGTCTTTATATAATTCTATGACTGAGTGGGCAACACATTCTATTCCTTCAAGAAGATTATCACAAAAGAATATTGCATCTGTTAAGATGGATAGACTCGACAGAGTTAGAAAGACTTTGAATGATAAGATGCTTCCTGCATTAAGGTTGGTGGCATGATGAGTATTGAAACTAACTACACAGATAACATTATTAATTTCATTACTACACAAAGTGAGAGGTACAGTAAAGCTGTATCTCAAGCTAGTAAAGAAGCTGATGATAAAAATTTAACACAAACAGATGCTCGTATGTATTATATACAGCAACGAGTAGATCATTTAATGGGAGATTATAAATGAGCAAGACTAATGAAGCAATGATAGATGCGCAACACGCAGTTAGAGAAGTAGCTGATGAGGCTTTCAAAAGATTAGAAAGACAACAGTTATTATTTGATAGCTTTCCTAATATAAAAATACAAAGTAGATCAAATAGGTTTTCACAAATGGTATTAGATATATTGATTGAACAAGGCGCACCTGAAGCTAACAATCCTTTCATAATGCAAGTAGCTTATATGTACGACAAAGATAACGAAGACTTCTATGATGATGAAGAAATTCGTAGGAGTGGTAGTTATGAGGGTTAATTGCACAAAAGTATTAAGAGCATTGAGGGAAGCAAGTATATCTATTGCTTGTTTATTAGATGATATTAGAGGTGATGATGATTACCTTATATCTTTTAAATTACAAGAAGATATAGAACATATTCAAAATAAAATAACAATTATGGAACAGTATTTAGATCCGAAGGCGGTGTGTGATGAGTAAAACAAAAACAATTATGTTTGGAGATTTCGATAAACAAACTACTGAAACTTTAAGCAACATCATAGATTGGGAGCTTAATGAAGAAGGGATTGAGCCTTTGTCTTATGCTTTCCATAT